ATAGAGCATTACCAGGGGCCGGAAGATTTTTATCCTGTCCAGTCGGTTCCCCTTGAGGGCATGGATATTGCGGTCGACATGCCAGACGGCACAGTTAAACCGGGTATCAGCCTCAATCTTCAGGAGTAATCCATGTTTGTAAAACCTAAAGATGGGCTCAGCGTGCGCTGTCCTGTCCGGGGCGAAGCCTTGCCCAAAGAAGGCGCTGACGTGCCGGATAATACATTCTGGCGCCGCCGACTGAAGGATGGCGACGTAATCCCGGTTCAGGAAAAAGGTGTAAAGAGCACCGTTCAAAAAGAGGGCGACAGTAAATGACCGTTCCGTTTTCACGCGTCCCCAGTAACCTTCGGACGCCATTGTTTTACGTGGAGTTTGACAACTCCATGGCCAATACCGCTACGGCAACCCAGCGTACACTGCTGATTGGGCAGATGCTGTCCAGTGGATCAGCGGTTCCCAATATCCCTGTTAAAGTTTCCTCCCCGAATGGAGCAGGGGACCTGAGTGGCAAAGGTTCTCAGTTGCATGGAATGATGACGGCGTATCAAAAGAATGACACCGCTGCAGAAGTCTGGATCCTGCCTCTGGCAGATGACTCTGAATCTATGACAGTTGCTAAAGGGACTATTAAAGTTACCTCTCAGGCTTCTAAGACTGGGGTTATCTCGCTCTATATCGCCGGGATCCGCGTGCAAATGACCGTCCTGGCAACTGATACGCCAGTACAGATTGCCGCAGCGATGGTAGCAGCCATTTCCAAGAAAACCGATCTGCCGGTTACTGCTGCCGTAAAATCTGACGCCACTGATACCGTCGAGCTTACAGCAAAAAATGCTGGGCTTTTGGGTAATGGCATTGATATTCGCCTTAACTATCTCGGCACGCAGGGGAGTGAGGTCACACCGGCTGGCTTGACTCTCACGATCACGGCAATGTCCGGCGGCGCAGGTGCTCCTGATTTTGTCGATGCGCTCGGCAATCTTCAGGATAAAACCTTTGACTTTATCGTTAACCCCTACGACGACACCGCATCTCTTGATGCGATGAAGGCGTTTCTTAACGATGCCTCTGGCCGCTGGGCGTGGGATAAACAACTTTATGGCCACGCCTTCGGTACTACGTCTGGAACTTATGCCGAGCTGGGAACGAAGGGTGAGGCGCGTAATAACCAGCATGAAACATTGCTGGGCGTCTATCGTTCTCCAACTCCACGTTACATCTGGTCAGCGGCGCTGGTTGGGGCTATTGCTCCGAGCCTGCGCAATGATCCAGGTCGTCCTCTGCAGAGCCTGCCCATTTATGGTGTTCTGGCGCCAGATTTGTCAGACCGGTTTGAGCTGACCGAGCGCAATAACCTTCTGTATAGCGGTATTTCAACGTACACCGTCGCTGATGATGGAACTGTCAACGTTGAAAACATCATCACCACCTATCAGAAAAACAGCTACGGCGACGAAGACGATAGCTATCTTCAGGTAGAAACGTTGTTCAGCCTGATGTTCGTCACGCGTTATCTTCGCACCGCCGTGACCAGTAAATTCGGGCGAATGAAGCTGGCCGCCGACGGAACCCGTTTTGCACCTGGGCAGCCGATTGTCACGCCTAATATCATCAAGGCCGATCAGATCGCTGAGTACCAGACGCTGGTGTTTAACGGCTATGCACAGGATGCCGAAGCGTTCGCGAAAAATATTATCGTTGAACAAAACGCATCAAATCCGAACCGCGTCGATGTGTTGTGGCCTGGAACCCTAATCAATCAGCTGCGTATTTTTGCGCTGCTTAACCAGTTCCGCCTGCAGGCTGAATCAACAGGAGCATAAGTCATGGCTGATACTTCTAACCGCATTGCCGGTACTGCCTATGTCACCGTTAACGGTGTGTCGGTCATGGTTGAAGGCTCGTTCAAATACCAGCCCTCAACGGTAAACCGTACCACGCTGACCGGAATGGATGGCGTACACGGTTATAAAGAAAAGCCTGTTGCGCCGTACATTTCTGCCCGCCTGCGCGATAGTGGCGGCACAAATGTGCAGGGCTTTAACAAACAGACCAATGTCAACGTCATCGCGGAACTGGCGAATGGCAAAACAATCATTGGTCGAGGGCTCTGGACGGTAAACGTCCAGGAAGTTGAAAGCGAAGATGCAGTGTTCGATGTTCGCTGGGAAGGGTTTGAGGTCACGGAGAACTAAGATGGCTGAATTAGAACGTACGAAAATCATTGTTCTTACCACACCTCTTGAAGATGTGGCACAGAAAACGCGCTATGAGCAACTTGAGCTTAAAGCGCCGACACTGAGCCAGGCTGAGCAGTTTTACGAAAAACAGTCTTCTTCAACCTCTCTTGCGGCAATGCGCTTACTTATTTCTCTGGTATCTGGCACCCGCGAAAGCGTGCTGCAGCCGATGGACTTTATCGACTTCCGCAAGTGCGAGGTTTATCTGCTCAGTTTTTTGACCTGGCAGCCCTGACAGCATGGCAGGAACTTGCTGCTGAAGTGACATTTTATTTCCGCTGGACTGAGGACAGGGCGTGGGGAATGACCTACTCCCGTCTGAAGTGGTGGGTATCACAGGCCTCAAGGATTAACAAAATCAGGAAATCTTCACGCGATGAGTAACTCTTTTGATTTTGAACTGGTGGCCGGTGATCATGTCAGCGAAGCAATAGCACAGATCGACGAGGCTGTTCGCAACCTTGAACCCCAACTGGAGAAGACCCGGCAGGGCTTGCAGTTAGGTGGGCAGGAGACGATTGATGGGCTGAACGGGTATAATTCCAGGCTGGATATTATGGCCCGGACTGCACGCGATAACGTTCAGTTTATTGGCGACATGATCCCCCCCATGAAAATAGTGGGAGAACTGGCAGGCAAGTTGGCTGGGCTGGGGCTGGCTGGTGGAGTTATCGGTACTATCGGTGGCGCTGCATATGCGACAGGTAAGCTTGCAGAAAGCTACCGGGAAGCAGCCAGAGGCGCTTATGACCTGAACACGCATGCGCAAAATACTGCTATGAGTGTTCAGGACTTTTCCCGACTTTCCGGGGCCCTGCAGCTTGTAGGGGCTGACAGTGAAAGTGCTGCATCTTCTATCGAGGGAATTTTCAAGTCTCTCAACGAAGCAAATAGCGGTAAAAATGCGGGTGTCATGGCTGCAATGGCACAGATTGGCGCCCAAATTGAAAGAAATAATGATGGCTCTGTCAACACGCTAAGGACACTTGAATCCATCGCAAGGATTTTCCCAAAACTTCGGCCTGATCAACAAAAGTCTTTTGCCGATGCGATGGGTTTAACACCTGAAATGCTGACGCTCATGCGTGAAGGCGCAAAATATGCTGCTCTTCTGGCAAAATCGGATAAGGTGGGATTGACGGTGGATCCAGCCCTTAACCAGCAACTGACAAGCTTCGATGTTGCAGTCAAGGAAGCGAGCGCTTCCTGGGACGGATTCAAATCAAAGCTTGAACGTAAGGTTTATGCCGCTCTTGATACCAATGGCCTTACCGATATGGTGAATGGCTTTACGGATATGCTGGCGAATAATTTCGACAACATTTCCATGGGACGGTTTGCTGGACAAAATAAAGGCGACGACTCCGAGCTGATGCGCAGAGCGCTGGCAGATCCTGAATTTCAGAAGAGCCTCAACGGAAATGAAAAAAACCAGTTGACTGCTGGCGTTATGACCGATGAGGCAAGGAAGAAATATCGTCAATATTTTTACAGCCAGGACCGTTCTAAGCAACTTCTTGACGATGTTAGTGCTATTACAAGACCTCAACCTGAAAGAGGTCCTGTCATTTATAACCCAGATGGGAAAAACACTCTGGGATTTAGAAACCATAACCCTGGAAATCTGAGAGAGGCTTCAAACTCAACGGGGCGAAATCAGGGTTTTTCTACATTTGCCAGTGATAACGACGGACTCGCAGCAATGGCTCGTCAGCTAATGCTTTATGGTGACCGTGGGAATAATACACCAAGAGGATTTATTCATACGTATGCCCCGCGTTCTGAAAATAACACGCGTGCATATATTGACGATGTGACCTCGAGAACTGGGTATGGAGCCGATCAACGGCTTGACCTTCATAACCCGGAAGTCCTCAAGGCATTAATGGCTTCAATGATTCAGCACGAACAGGGCTCACAACCCTACTCTGAAGATCAACTTAGCAACGCTATTCAGTCTGCCATTATGGATGACCGTTGGTCTGGGCTGAGAAGTCCGGAAAGGTTGACGCAGCAGCGATGGGAAATCATTTCTGGTGCAGGAGGTGGAGGACGCTCACCTTCCATACTGTCTCCTGGCGAAGGAGACGGAAATGTTAACGTGATTGCCGAAAATATAACTCGATCCCTTGCTGATGCCCTGGCTGAACAACCGTTAAAACTGGAAATAACCATGATTAACGATAAAGGAGAGAGGAAAACCTATAAAGTAGAAAATAATGGGAAAATTACTACTCCCATGAATTACTAACATATCACCGCCTGTGCCGGCGGTTTTTTTATTTCCGGAGGATTGATGGCAATCATTCAGGATGCGATCACATCCCTGATGGGGGGAGATACGGTTGATGACTGGCAAAGTCAGCTTCGACCATGCTCCTTCCGTGGAGTCCCCTTTGCCATCATCAGTGAAGAGGGGAGTCACGGACGCCGTCAGGCAGTACATGAATACCCTTACAGGGATACCGCCTGGATAGAAGATATGGGGCGAGGAACTCGTCGTTTTGTCCTCAAAGGGTTCCTCGTTCAGGATAGTCTTATTTACGGTGGTGGAGATGCCATATCCCAGCGGATAGCATTGATCGCCGCTTGTGAAACCAGGGGCAGCGGGACGCTAATTCATCCCACGCTTGGTGAGATGACTGTTTCTGTTCCTGAAAATGGCCTAAGCCTTTCCGGAGATATGAAGAGTGGGAGAGTATTTGAGTTCACCCTGACACTCATTGAGTCCGGTATTAAAGTATTTGCTATAACCGGCAGTAGTGCATCATCAAAAACGGTTAAAACAAACTACCTGAAACTGGTAAGCACTACGGTTCTTAGTACCATCGCACGTGTTAAAGCTGAAATGCGTGGGGTTAGCCAGGCAATAAAAACAATAAAAAGCACGATAAGCTTTTGGTCAAATATGGCTAACAGCACCATTAATGAAGTGACAAATATCAGTAGTGTGCTTAAATCAACATTTGGTAATGAGCGATATGGTCGATATAGCAAAGGAACTGTAGGCGGCTCATCATCTGGATTGACGGGTGGAACATCTGCAGATGATGCGGAAGATTTTCAGTTATTATCTGATCAGGTGTCTGCTCAGGCCATTATGGACAGACAGGGAATTACTGACGCCGCTACTACGCTGAATAACTCAACAACTATTGATGATTTTATCCAGCGTACAGCCGACTTAATTAATTATATCCTCAACTGCACCGGAGGTGTAAACGAGCGTATTACGGCACTGGAAAAGCTGGCAAATGCAACCAGCACCGAATATCAGAATTCGACTTCAAGCGCCGACATTGTACAGACCGTTAATACTCTGATTATCGTCTTATGCAGCGCTGCTATGGCTACAGCGGCATCTGACTCCAACCCTACCAGCCGCGATGAAGCGGAGCAAATAACCAAGCGTGTAGCTAACCAGCTTGATGCCGCGCTTCTGGTTGCTGGTGACAGAGCCGATGATGATTTATACGGTGAGTTGTTGCTGGTCAGATCTTCATTTCTTGAGGCTATGTCAGCCATTTCTGGTGGTTTGAGCGAGTTAATGCAATTTAATTCAGCCCAGCCTCTTCCTGCGCTTACTCTCGCCAGCCGCCTATACCAGGATGCTTCCAGAGCGGATGAGCTGATTCAGGAGTCCAGTGTTCCCCATCCGGCATTTATGCCTGTTTCGATGAAGGTATTACGGCAATGAGTGACGATCTGGATACGGTTAGGTTAACGGTAGGCAATAAAATAATAGAGGGATGGGATTCAGTTCGTGTTACCAGAAGCATAGAGCGATTCCCGTCTGATTTTAGTCTTGGGCTAATGGACTATTACCCGGGGACTAATGATAAGCAACTGGTGCAGGAGGGACAGTCCTGCGAAGTGCGCATCGGTAATGATCTGGTCCTGACGGGCTATGTTGACAGCTGGGAGCCGTCAATTACTCGATCCAGGCATGAAGTACAGGCGAACGGGCGCAGCAAGTGTCAGGATCTGGTGGACTGCTCTGCAGAGTGGCCAAACAATGTCATCAACCAAAGTGATGCGCTGAGTATCGCTTCCCGTCTGGCATCATGGTATGGCATCAGCGTTTCCTGCGATGTTAGTGATCTGGTTAATGTACCTCAGTTCACAATTAACTGGGGGGAGTCTCCGCAGGAAATAATTGAGCGGGTAACTCGCTGGTCTGCGCTGCTTTATTATGACCTTCCGGACGGTAACCTGCTTCTCACGCGAGTGGGAACCCGTCGCGCGGCCAGTGGTGTCGCTGAAGGAGAAAATATAGAGCAGGCGTACTACCGCGCTGATATGTCGGAAAGGTTTTCTGACTATGTTGGCATCTCGATGAGTGTTTCACCAATAGCTGGGTTTTCGCCTGATACTGCTTATGACTCAGTAACTCTGGCTACCGCGCGCGATCCGGAAGCGGCAAAGATGCGTTATCGGAAGCGTATCGTTATCGTTGAAAGCACCCTGATGGCGTCTCAGCAGGCACAGCGCGCGATTGACTGGGAGATGAACAGGCGCTATGGCCGCTCAAAGCAACTAAGCGTCACGATAGATAGCTGGCGGGATAAAGCCGGGAAGCTATGGGAGCCAAATACGCTGATACCCGTAAATATTCCCACGCTAAAGCTGCCTAATACCGAGTTGCTGATTGCCGACGTAACATTTATGCGCGACAGCGACGGCACCCATGCCAGGCTAACTCTAATGCCTCCAGAAGCGTTTGCCGTTCAGCCTTACGCTTTCTACCAACAACTTGCAGGATTCAACCAATGAGCAAGTTTCGCCATTTTGCTAACCGTATCGCCAGCATGCTGGGTGTGGGTCGAATTACTGCGATGAAGGATGATGGCGGAACACAGTCCGTGCAGTATCAGACGCCTCTCGAAGTTGCCAGCGCCCACAGGCTGGCAGAGTTTGGCTTTTCATCCGGTCTTCCTGCCGGGACTGATGTTGTACTCGCATTCCTGGGTGGCGATCGCTCTAATCCAGTGGTCATTGCAACCAACCATCAGGGATACCGGCACTCAGGACTAAAGTCAGGTGAGTCGGTGATGTATAACCAGTGGGGTCTGAATATCCTGCTGACGGAAGATGGAGTTTTCATTGATGCTAAGGGTAAAAACGTAGAGGTTAATAATGCCACTACCGTCACTATTAATGCCTCTGATTCCATCCTTGCCAACACGCCGATGTTTAAGTGCACCGGCGACATTGTAGACAACTGCAATTCAAACACCAAAACCGTAAAACAACTGCGTGACGCCTACAACATTCACGATCATGACGTGAAAGAGGTTCAGTCAGGTGAAAGCACTGTCACCAGTGAAAAAACCACAGAGAAGGTATCTGATGAGTGATATTTCATCCTTCTGGAATATTGATGAGATGCAGGCCGACTGGCAGGAGAATTTCGGTATTCTCACCTCTGACAATGACATGCATACCGCCGTGCTGATCAGCCTTTTTACCGATGGGCTTGCGCGCGCAGATGACCCATATGAAGGGACTGATCGCCGGGGATGGTGGGGCGATCTGGGTAACGAGAAAACAATCGGTTCACGTCTATGGTTGTTGCGGAGAGAAAAACTGACCCGCGACGTAGCTATGCGTGCAGAGCAGTATGCTGAAGAAGCGCTGGCATGGATAAAAAGTGACGGAATCGCAAGGGAAATACAGGCGACCTCAGAAATAGTTTTTCCAAACAGGCTGAATCTTATCATCCGTTATCTTCCCCCGGACGGCGACTGGCAAGAATTCAAATTCTTCTGGTTATGGGAGCAACTGAACAATGCCATTTAAAAGAAAAACGCTCAGTGAGCTGAGAACGGAAAATCAACAGTTCATGCAGGCGGAACTGGAGAAGGTCGGGGCCCTGCTGCGGTTCGGAAATTTGAAGGTGCTGGCGGATATGGACGCTGGCATGGCGCATTTGCATTATGCGTATCTGGATTATATTGCCCGGCAATGCACCCCTTTTACATCGACAGATGAATGGCTTGCTGGATGGATGGCGCTTAAACAGGCCTACCGTAAAGCAGCCACCGCGGCTCGATCTCCTGAAGCGCAAATCAAAGGCACATCAGGGAGGACATTAGATGCGGGTGCAGTAATTAATCGCGCGGATGGGTATCAGTACACGACTGATGCTGGTGTAACGATCGGCAGCTCTGGTACGGCAACCGTTGCTGTTACCGCTGTATTACCTGATATCGCCGAGGATGTCACTGGAGGTGGCAGCCTGGGAAATGCTGATGCCGGTACCATCCTGACTCTTGATGCGAATGTGTCTGGCATTGAAAGTACGGTCACGCTCATTCAGCCAGCCACCGGCGGCGCTGATATTGAAGATGAAGAGGATTTTCGCCAGCGCGGTCTTCTGTTGTTTCAAAATCCTCCGCAGGGTGGCAGCGATACTGATTATCGTACATGGGCTCTGGCAGTATCCGGTGTTACACGTGCATGGGTCCGCCGGAGAGGAATGGGTCCCGGTACCGTTGTGATCTACATCATGTGTGATGGCAACGACAAGACAAACCATGGGTTCCCGGTTGGCACGGATGGCGTATCACAACTGGAAGAATGGGGTGCAGTAAAGGCCACGGGCGATCAGGGAAGGGTAGCCGATTATATGTACCCACTTGCCCCTGTGACTTCCCTGAATTACATCTGTTCGCCTACTGAGCTGGTTATTGATTTTGAGATAAGCGGTATCTCTGATGCGAGTAGCACGACAACTGCTGCTATAGCTGACGCTATTGACAGTGTTTTGTTTGAATCTGCTGATCCTCTCGGAACAGGAAAAATCTATCTTTCAGACCTCAACCGTGCGATAGGGGACGTTTCAGGCACGGCTGGTTTTATTCTGGTCTCCCCATCTGCAAATATTGAGCCGGGAATAGGGGAGATGGCCGTTCGTGGCGAGGTGAACTATACATGAGCCTCTTCTCAACTGACGACTACCTTAAAGCGCTACAGGCACTAATCCCGTCAGGGAGAGCCTGGACAAGAGATAAAAACGCTGTGCAGACGGCAGTGCTTCGGGCGCTGGCAAGGAGTTTTCAACGTAGTGATAATGACGCTCAGGCTCTTCTTAGTGGCGCTTTCCCGAAGACAGCGACCATCATGCTTACTGACTGGGAAAATACGCTCGGATTACCTGATGATTGCTCCATTGGCGAGGTCGATGCCATCGCAAAAAGGCAGGCGGCGATTGTCTCAAAATTAATCAGTACAGGTGGGCAGTCCAAAGCTTATTTTATTGGTATTGCCAAAGCGCTGGGCTACAACATCACAATTAAAGAATATCGACAGGCACGCGCCGGTCTGTCTGTCTGTGGGGATAGGCTGAATGGTGATGAATGGCCTTTTGTATGGCTGGTAGAGGCTGAAGATACCACCATCTCTTATGCCAGGGCGGGGCTCAGTTATTGCGGAGACCCACTCCGTTCATGGGGAAATCGTCAGCTGGAGTGTCGTATAAACGCGCTGGCACCGTCTTATACACTGGTCAAATTTGGCTATATCTATTTCGATTTCAATGATGAAGGGGTCTATGAAGTCACCCCTGAATTTGCAACGATATTTGATATTGCATCAGGAAACATTTCTTCAAATTAAAAGCTGAAGGTAAATATGAGAAAAGTTGGAAGTACAACCGATACCGCTGATGCTAATGGCGAATATACTAATGGTAACGTTGCTAACGGGGTATCGCCGACGATTATCAACGCTGAAATGCTTAATACATTTCAAAGAGAGTTGGTTAACCTTGTTGAAGGTTTAGGATACAAATTAAACCCTGATGACGACTCACAAATATTAAAAGCAATTAATGGCGTTATTAGTGGCCGCCTATTGGGCGTGCCAAGAGTTATTACCAGCAGTGGAATGTTTACAAAATCATCTGGTGCAAAAAAGTGGCGCATTCGGGTGTTAGGTGCTGGGGCTGGTAGTTCTGCAGCACCGGCGACCGGAAATGGGGAAGTTTCGATAAGCAATGGTGGCGGCGCCGGGGCGTATGCCGAAGGTATTTATGACGTATCTGAATTAACGTCAGCAATGGTAACCATTGGTACTGGTGGCGTTGGCGGTACAGCGGCTTCACTATACGGAGGGGATGGCGGGACAACATCCGTAGGTACTCTTATCTCAGCACCTGGCGGCAAGGCGGGATTGCCAGCAG